GATGGCGCAGTTCCGCCGGACGATCGAGAACGTGTCGATGCTGCTCACTACGTTCAAGCGACGTCCGAACGTCATCCGCGTTCAGAGCCGGTTCTGGGATCGCGAATTCGTTCGGGTAGACGAAGGCGTCTGGGAAGCTAGACCCTGGACGCCAGCCCTTCCGTTGGCTTTGGAACTTGAAGAACTTTACCAAGCGGGGGCATCGGCGTGAGCGGCACCGAACGTGTGTGGCGCGTGTCGCGCGAATCGGAGTGCATCTCCGTGACCACCCACGTGCGCAACGCGGGGTTCGGGAAACCGTCGACCTGCGCGGCTTCGCTCTTGGGTGAGTGCTGGTTCCTGAACCGCGTTGTCGTCCACAGGGACGATCGCGGTGCGGGCATTGGGAAAGAGTTGATGCGTCGTCTTCAACAAGCGCTCGGCGAGCGTTGGACCCTTGAGCGCTATCGCTCCGAGACTCACAAGTTGATCGTCACACCGGGAGGTTACGGCTCGGACCCCGCCGACCTGGAAAAGTTCTACCAGGCGTGCGGCTTCACGACAACGAGCCCGCTCCCTGAGCTGCTGATGGAATGGAAGATGCGCGATGCCAAGTGACACGAACCGACGCCTCAACATCTTCGAACGACGCGGGTGGTGCCCTGTTCGCTACGCGCATCACCCGAAGCCGATCAAGGACGCGCTGCGTAAGCTCGGCCTCCGACCACAGATAAAGCAGTGCTTCGCCAACAGCCAGCGCTTCTTCATGGGCGCGACGTGGCTCGACCTCGAATACTACGAGGGCTACATCACCACCATCATCCCGATGCCGCACGGCTGGCTTCTGTGGGAGGAGCAGCTCATCGACCTGACCCTGGACTACGGGCCGGACGAGATTGAGTATCACGGGAGCACTGTGTACACGCGGGACGAGGTACGGAAGAACATGGTTCGCACGATGCAGTGGTGCGTGATGGACGATCGCGTGTTGCACTCGCATCACCCGCGCAGCGATGAAATCGAAGCGATGCGCGCGGAGGGATCACGATGACCGTAACAGAGCAGACGATCCGCGCGCAGCTCCAGCAGATCCTCGACGACTGGTACGAAGACTTCCTTGCCAAGGGAGGGGCACGCATCCGCAAGCTGCTCGACAAACAGACCGAGCAGATCGTGCTGGGTCTGCTCGGCTTCCGCGCGGAGTACAACGGCAAGTGGCAGCTCGACGTCACGAACGGTCGGAGTCACAACAGCTTCGTTGGCAAGTACCTCCACGAGAACGCCAAACGCGCGGTCGGTAAGTGGTTGGAGAAGTACCTGCACGAACCCATCGCAGTTGTGCCGAACGAGGAAGCGCTGGCGAGTGCGCGGAAGGAGTACGAGCGCACCTTCCGACGCGCCCTACTTGAAGGTGCTCAAACCAAGGCGCAAGAACATGCGACGAAGGCGCTTGAAGCCGTGGTGGGTACATCGCTACGAGAGCTTGGCCAACTCCTTGCGCCTGCGGGCGCACGAGCGCAGGACGCTCGCGACCGTCTCGTTGACGGTGACGAATGCGTAGTGGACGAGGAGGACGACTGATGCGCGTGCTCGTCTGCGGTGACCGACATTGGACCGACCGGGGCGCCATCCTCAATCGGCTCAGGGAGCTACCGCCCGGTGCCATAATCATCCACGGTGCTGCGAAGGGAGCCGACACGATCGCAGGCGAAGTAGCGAAGTCACTCGGCTTCGCAATCGAGGCGTACCTGGCGGACTGGGCGCAGTACGGTCGCGCCGCAGGACCGATTCGCAACGCGAAGATGCTCCAGGAAGGCAAGCCCGATCTGGTCATCGCGTACCACGCGGACATCGAGGCGAGTAAGGGTACGAAGAGCATGGTGCGGCTCGCACGCGCTGCAGGCATACCCGTCGAGGTGTTGCCGTGAGACGCGTGAACCTCGCGACACGAGAAGAATTGGTCGCGCGCATTCGCCTCGGCGAACGCATTGGCGGCTTCTATTGGGTACAGGAAGGCACTGGCGCGCTACACGCTCGACTAGTGGATGGATCGCGGGTGCACGTTCACGCAGATGCGCACTTGATTCTACTGGGTCGCCTCGCGCCGGGTGATGTATGCGATGTCTGTTTGGAGATCGTAACGCGAGCCGCACGAAAGGAAGGTCGTGTCGAAGCGTAGGAACAAACAGCCGCGCCGCACACCGCGCGATGCGCCATGGACTCCGTTCTATCAGTGCGACCACTACACGGACGGAGCCGGCAACAAGACGGCGCTGCCCACGGGCGCGGTCTATCTGCGCAACAACCACTACCAGGTCGACCTCCGCGTCATGGAGTCGAAGGAACCCTTCGGTCGAGTCGTGTGGCTCTCGATCAAGCGTAACGACCGTAAGACGATACACGACTGGCGCGACCTGCAGCGCATTAAGACGGAAGTCCTCGGTGCGGAGATCGAGGCGATCGAGTTGTATCCCGCGGAGTCACGACACGTGGACACGTCGAACCAGTATTGCCTCTGGTGCTTCATGGACGGCTACCGCTTTCCGTATGGCTACCAGGAGCGTTTGCTCATGGACAAGGATCGCGGTGACGGTCCGCCCGAGCTGAGCTTGTCGCAGCAACGACCGTGGCGCTACCACGAGCGACCGGATGACGTCCTCTCGATGGGCGAAGTGATGAGGCAGTACGTGAAGGACAAGGACTTCGGCGCCCGCGTGGACGGGCTGCCCGCAACAACCAAGGAGGCTGGAGATGGCAAAGGTGCAGTCGAAGAAGTGCAACGAGTGCGAGGTTCGAAAACCCGTGGGCTCGTTCGACAAACACAAGAACGCGAAGGACGGCTACCGGGCGACGTGCAAGAAGTGCCGCGGCGGAATGAAGGCAAAGGCCAAGCCGAAGCGCAAGATGTCGCAAGGGCAGAAGGTCACGCTCGCGAACAAGATGACTAACGGAAGCGGTGACGAGCACCCGCTCGCGAGTTCGTTGCGCAAGCTCTACCGCAAGGGCGTGCGCCGGGTCGAGTTCGACGATAAGGGAGTCGCCAAGCTCGAACTCATCTCGACCGAAGTCGTGCGCGGACTGTAGGACGGCTGCGCAGGTCGGCTCGATCGTCGGGCCAACCGCCGGAGCAATCCTGCTCATCTGGGAAGGAGGCTGGAGATGTCACAACTCCAAGACGTACGCCTGCGCGGAGTCGCCACTGATGACTTCCGTCGCAGCGAGAAGACGATGTTCGATCGTTGGCGGAAGAAGAACCGCAGCATCAAGTTCGGTCCGAACGATGCGGTGATGTTCGTGTCGGGCACGGGTAACCAGATCGTGTTCGTGTTTCGCCCGGTGACGATCGACAACTCGGAGCACAAGGGTAGCGACGAGTACGAGGTCACGCCCTCGCGAAGGTTGCGGCTCGATGGCGGCACCTGGCACCCGTGGATGATTCAGAAGTACGCGGAGCAGCTTGGGCTGCACGCCGACGGCATCAAGCCGTTTGAGGCGCACTTCAACGAGTGGCAGGAGCGCAAGCGTCGCCGCCGCAGGAGACGACGGGGGTGACACGATCCCTCTCATCGCGACCCTGCCCGCGTCATCCGCGAGCAGCTCCCCTAGAACTGGGTCCGCACACGCGGAGTCCCGTTTCAGGGGGTCCCGCCCAGCGCGACTACAGGGGTTCCAGGGGGACCCCACGAGGGCGGGCTGTGCTGGGTCCCAGCGTGGGGTCCCCTGTGAGACGCAATGATGCGGCCCTCGTGCGGGCAACCCGCTGTGTCGCAGTACAGAGCGTCGACGGAGCCGTTAGACCCCGCCGCGGATCCGGGGGGCCTGTGGATCCGCATTGTAAGTGCGCTTACATTTCACAGGGGGCCGCGTGAGCCGGCGCAAACGAGGCGAGGAACCCACGCTCGCGGAGGTCTTCGCAGGGGCCTTTCGCGACATAGGCACGCGTGGCTACGAGCCCGACTGGTCCGAGCGCGCGACGTCGGAGCAGATCGCGAAGCTTGACGACAAGCGCAGGGGCGTCACCGCGGAACAGGATGCAGTGCGTCGACTCGCGGGTCGATGCGAAGCGTGCGGCCACGCCGAGGTCGACCACGTCGAGGTGTGGACTGTCGACATGCGAGTTGAACAACTCGCGCTCGGCCTCGACCGCTCCTCGGGTAGCGCGTTCATCTGCTCCGTGGGCAACTGCCGTTGTACGGAGTCGGTGAAAGAATGAAGCTCTACGAGACCGAAGTCCGCATCCTGGTCTACTCGATCGCGGAGTCGGAAGAAGAGGCGCGCAGGCGTGCGCTGGAGTTCGCCGATATTGAACTAATGAAGGGGCGCGGCGACGCGTTCATGACCACGCCGATCAGCGAGGTCGATGAGATCGTACTGCCGTGGCCGGACGAGCGTCCGTACGGCAGCAACAAGAGTTTGACCTGCGCCCAATGGGTGCGGAGGCTGGAGAGACCCGATGCCAAAGAAGACACTGAAGCAGGCTGAGCGCGAGCTAGCGAAAGCGCTCGGCCGTCTGGATGAGTACCAAGGGATCGTCGGGCGACGCAACGCGCGCAAGGCGGTCGCGAAAGCGCTGCGCTCAGTTCGCAACGTGGTCGATCGCGACTTCGCTCCGATCCGCGGTAGGGCCAAGAAGCGTCTGTCGGGTAAGCCTGCTGACGTGCAGCGCCGCTTCCATCGCCGGATGGAGGAGCTTGACTACGACCCCGTGCCTTCGGACGCAGCCTTGATGGGGATGCTCGTGAAGGCAAAGGTTCCCATGAAGGTCGAGCCGGGAACTAGCGGTATGGAAATTTGGATCCCGCATTGGGTTCTTATGATCCCGCACCACGCGCGCACCGTGTCCCGGCTGCGCAAGCTCGCGAAGTCGCCGAACGACCGCAGAGTCTGGCTTGCGCGCAAAGCGTTGGAGAAGGAGTAAGCCGTGGCAGACCCGGACGACCTTGACGAGTTCGACGACATCGCGCGGGTGGCTGCGCGCGTTGCGCGGAAGTACAAACGCACCTATTGGTGGAGCGAGGAGGAGGACCTGCGTCAGGAGGCGTGGGCCGCACTGCTCAAGGCAGTCCACCATTGGGATCCGCGCGTGGGTGCTCCCCTCGAAGCGTATCTTTGGCGCGCTGCGAACTACGCGCTGCGACCGTTCGTGTGGAAGAACGCCTCGATCGCAAGCGCGTCCTATCGACAGCTCGCCGAGCTGTTCAAGCACCACCGCGCGCAGCTCAACGAATCGATCGTGGACCCCGCGCCGTCGGCAGACGAGGTCATCGAGGAGGCGCGTTGGCGGCGCGCGATCCGCAAGGAGCTTGCGCGCATCTTCGCGAGCGACAAAGATGGTAGTCTCGCGGAGGCCGTGCTCATGGCGGGGTACAAACCGTTGCAGGTTGCTCACGTCTTGGATGTCCCGGTACAACGTGTCTACAGCGCGAGCGCACAGATACGCCGACGCATCGAATCCGACTACACCCTCTTCAAGCTCTGGAGGAACAACACGTGAAGATTGCACTGGGACCAGAGACGCACGTCGTCGACGTTCGCTTGGACACGATCGATGAAGCGCCCGACAACCCCAACGTCATGGAGCCCGAGATGTACGTGCGGCTCGTCGAAGCGATCCGTCGGTTCGGGTTCCTGCAGCCGGTTCTCTTGAAAGAGACGGAGAACGATCGCTTCGAGATCGTGGACGGACATCACCGCATCCGCGCAGCGCGCGAGCTGGAGTACGAGTTCGTTTCCGCGGTCGTGGTCGACCAGGAGGATGACGCACACGCACTGGCCGAGGTGCTGCGGGTCGGGATGAACAAGCTGCGCGGCGAGCTGGACCTCTCCGGGGTCGGGCGCATCCTGGCTGACCTGGAGAAGAACGGTTGGGCAATGGACGACCTCGTGCTCAGCGGTTTCAACGAGAGCGAGATCAACGACCTGATCGACACGGTGACGCGCGACCCGGGTGAGGACCTCTCCGGTATGGGAGGCGCTCCGCCACCCGACCTCGACCCGCCGCCACCGCGTCCCTTCCTCATCGAGATCCTGTTCTCGTCACGCGAGGAGTACCAGCAAGCCCGGAAAGGTCTGCGCCGCGCGGCGGGCAAGGGCAACGAACTGTCTGTGGGATTGCTGCGATTGCTGGGCGAACAGTGATAGCGCACAACTAGCGAAACAAGCATACTCAGCGGAGAGGAGACAGTAATGACTCGACGCTCGAAGCAAGCAGAGTTTCTACGAACGAAAGGCTACGTCCGCGCGACCAAGGCCGCGCAACTCGTCCGAGTATCACCGTCCGCCATCTACCGGATGCTGGAGCAGGAGACGCTCGACGGCACGAAGATCGGGGGCCGGTGGTACGTCACGCTCAAGTCGCTCATCGAATACTGTGGCTCGGCTGCGAAGGAGTTCGGTCTGCTGGAGCTGCAGCGGAAGGCGCGGGCCCGGTAGTGTCCAAGGTGCTCGGCACAACCCGGGACGGTAGGGCGCGGTTTCACGCGAGCGGGTGGGACGTTCAGCGTGTCACGGTGCGACATGGCGTGCTCGTATGCAACCAATGCGGGCACGAACACGAGTGCGACGATGAGCTGTGCTTCTTCTTTCATCCGCAGCGGGGACAAGGACCGTGGGTCTGCCCAGGCGAATGCTACGTCGAGCAGGTTGAGAGTGCCGCACGCTATCGTCTCGCGACCGAGTCGTTTCGCCGACTCGGGGGTGCCGGGAGATTCCCGGACGAGGACGAGGTCGAAGACGATCCCTTACACACCGGCATCTTCACCAAGGTTGGTGCCTAGTGTGGCTGGAAGCTAATAACTTGCACGCGCGGGTCGTGCGCGCAACGCGAGAAGACCGGCGTTGGTTGCACGGCTACCTCTCGTTCGAAGATACGAGCGCGCACTACCGCAAGGGTGGGGGTGGCGGACGGACGTCGCTTTACAACCTCATCGCTGACTCGTTCCCCGCGGGACTCATCTCGCTCGTCATCCGCGGTGCAAAGGCCGAGGGCATGCAGGTGCAGATCATTGACAAGCGTACGTGCCCCGCGCCACGCGATCCCAACGCGGACCTGGCCTGGCTACGCGACTACCAGGAGGACGCAGTCGAAGCTAGCGCTCGCAGGACGCGTGGCATTCTCTGGATGCCGACCGGCTCGGGCAAAGGGGAAATAGTGCTCGGCCTTGTGCGCGCGATGCCCTGCAACTGGCTGTTCGTGGTCCACCGCTCCGGGTTGATGTATGACATCGCGGACCGATACGAAAAACGGAACTCACTCGAAGCAGCTGGCCGCATCGGCGATGGGAAGTGGGAGTCTGCGGACCCGAGCGGCGCGAGCGGAGCCTCTCTCACGTGTGCGACGTTTCAGACTTTGAGTAAGGCATACGGCACCCCGCAGTTCGCACAGCTCGCGAACTCTGCCCAGGGCCTCATCGTTGACGAAGCGCACTGTTTGCCAGCCGCGTCGTTTTGGCGCGTCGCGATGCAGATGCGGAACGCGTACTACCGGATCGCGATGAGCGGCACACCGCTCGCGCGCGGTGACAGGAAGAGCCTGTACACGGTCGCCGCAATGGGCTCGGTCATCTATCGCATCAAGCCGGACGTGTTGATCGCTGCAGGCGTGCTCGCGAAGCCGCGCATCAAGTTGGTGCCCTGCTTCCAAACGAGCGACCGGCCCACGTGGCAGGGCGTGTACGGCGAGTGCATCGTACGATCGAAGCGCCGCAACCGGCTTGTTACCGAAGCCGCGAAGCGTGCGAAGGCGCCGATGCTCATCTTCGTCAAGGAGATCAAGCACGGCAAGCTGCTCCGCACGATGCTCGAAGACGCGAACATCCAGACCGACTTCGTCTGGGGTTCGGACTCGCAGCGGTCCCGCGAGCGTTCGGTCGAACGACTGGAGCGCGGCGACATCGATGCGATCGTTTGCTCGGTCGTCTTCCAGGAGGGCATCGACATCCCTTCGCTGGAGTCGGTCGTTGTTGCCAGCGGTGGGCAGAGTGTCATCGCTACGCTGCAACGCATCGGTCGCGGGATGCGAACCGACCAAGGACGTAAGACGACGTTTGAAGTATGGGACCTCGACGACCGTGGGCAGAAGTGGTTGGAGAAGCACAGCCGCGCTCGGTCTCGCGCGTACCGTTCGGAAGGCTACGAAGTCGTAGTCGAATCGGTGGCCGCGTGATCGAAGTTCCCGCGCGCATCGTCTGCGACACCGAGGGTTGTGACGCGAGCGAGGACATCGTTCTTCGCAGCAAGGCCGGATCGAATTACCTCGCGGTTCGGAAGGGAATCTGGGACGAGGGGATGACGTTGCCACCCGAGTGGGCGGCTATCTGGTCGAAGAGCGAGAACTGCGAGTACATCCAATGCCCGACGTGTGCGAAGACGTATGACGCGCGCAAGCGTTTGGAAAAGACAACGGCATAGCAAAAGGGCCCCGGTTCCCCGGAGCCCTTCCGCACGAGCGCGGCGGTCGCTACTTCGCCTGCTGGTCGAGTGCTGCCCGCACCCAATCGCTCAAGGTCATGCCTGCAGCCTTGGCCGCTGCGTGCCATTGTGCGAGCTGGTGCTTGTAGCAGTTCACAAGCATCTGCGCATCGCGTGGTGTGGACTTCTTGCGGAGTCGCAGCGGCAGCTCGATGTCGTTCTTCTCGAACCAGTTCTTCGCTGTTGTCTTGCCGATGCGCTTGAAGTCGTCGTCCTGGTGCACGATCCAGCGGCGACCCGCCGTGAGGTACATCGTCGAGCCGGTGGCCCGCCACTTGGTTGCGCGGACTGGGTTGAACCGTCCGCCGCCTTTGATATGGACTTGGATGCTCGCCATCGGCTTTACCTCCCTACGCACAGACGCGCTGTTGACTATGGATGCCATTGTAGATTGTGATCGAGCCATAGACTTTGCCGTGATGCGACACGTTGTAGAGCATCTCATCGCGGGCCTTGCGCACGATCCAGCCGCGGCCGTACTTTGTGCGGACGTGTTGCTTCGCGAATGCGAGCGCCTCGCGAGCGGAGTTGAAGCCATGCTCCGTGTAGAGCCCATCACTATCGCCGAACATGCAAAACTGTACTCGGTGTTTCATGGTCCGTCTCCCTTACGCGAACGCGCGGTGGTTATGGTTGTGGTTGTCCTCGACCGCTTCGTGTACGCGGGACCCGAGCCCCGAACGATCGACCCAGCGTGCAGACGTGCGCTCGACCAGCTCCCGTACGAACGACTTGGGCGTGTAACCGTGTTTGCTGATCGCGCTGCGCACGTCCTTGTCGGCCTGCCGCGACACCACGCCGTGGCACTCGCGCGGTGCGTACCACGCGTCCACGTCGTCGTGCGCTTCGACCTCTCCAAACATGATGCCGAGAATGTCGCTCGCGCAACGGCTGAGCTTGAAGCTCGGGTGGTGCGCTAATCGAAGGACGTACTGCGTGGGCAGGTCCGCCGTGAGCGCGAGGAATGCGATGAAGTTGTGTGTCGTCATTGTGCCAGCCTCCTGTTGGTTGGAGCAGAAGCGCTCCTTCACACGCACCCCGTGACCGCGATGCGTGCTGAGGAACATCCCTACTGACCCGTCCCGACACGTGCGTCTTCGAGTGCGTCTTCGATGGCTGCGTGCGCGTCCATCACGATATCGATGTACAGCTCTTCTGCCTCGTCCAGCCCGCCGTCGATCAACGCGACCGACGCCTTGTGCCAATCGGCCGACAGGTCGTGGTACATGCGAACGTTAACGCGGCGAACCTTGCGGAGCGCATCGCGTGCCTGCTGCTTCGTACTGAGAACGTCTTGTCGTATCGTCATGGTCCTAGTTTCCTTTCGTGTTGAGGACGCGGTCCAGTTCGCTTGCGACCCACTTGACGGGGTCGCTGCGGAGCACGGAGTCCGACAGGTGACCGCGACCGAAGACGATGTCGTTCGGTCCTGCGCCGAGGATCTCGCGTGCGACCGTGTTGCCCTGGTAGCTCTCGCCCCAAGCGATGCAACCAGCCTTCGGTGCCTTCGCAACGTCGTGGGTGATGCGGAATGCGAAGTCCCGCATGAACGCGGAGTGCCCAATGACTGCGCCCGCGAGTGCCCAGTTGACAGGCTTCAGTCCGAGAGGGACCTTCACGAGTACGTCCTGCCGCCTGATCCTGAAGTACGTGAACGCGATGACTTCGACCGGACGCTGCTTTGACAGGCAATGCGCGAACGCGAGCAACGCGAGTCCGCGTTTCTCTACATCCTTCGCATCGACGCCACCGCTGCAGCCGATGTCAACATACACGCGGACCGGAGCCTTCGCGTCAACGACCTTGACCTTGCGCGAGAACGGCTTCTGCGAACCCGCGAGGTACGCGGAGACCCGAACGCGCCCACCCGCGACCACGTTGCGTTTGCGACGGCGGGGGTTCTCAACCTTCACCGTGCGGCTAACCTTCTCTGCAAATTCGCGTGCCCGCTTCACCTGATTCAACGCGCCGCGCTCCAGCATGTCCTGGCACTCCGCAGCGGTCGCTCCGACAAACTCGCTGTCCTCGTTAATCGTGATGCGGGTGCGCAGGTCGCGCGATACACCAGCCAGCTTCGTTGCGGGGATCTTTACGACCTTCAGCTGTTTGATCGTGGGGTGCTTGTCGATGCGGTACATCAGTTGACTCCTTCGAGCGCGTGATTCTGGTCGAAGTCTGAGAAACACGACAGCCCGACATCGTATGCAGCCTCGCGCACCGGAACTCCGCACGACACTGCGCGACAGAGCGCGTAGGTTCGTCGCGGACCCCAGGTCGTCTCGACACCGTAGCGTTCCAGGTTCTTCCGAATCTTCCAGCTCGCCTTGACGGACTGCTCGCTGCCCGGAGTTTTCGCAAGAGCAATCGCGCGCTCGGTCGGCTCGTGCAGACCCCAGTGATACTTAATTTCGAACCGGTCGATCAGCGCGCCGTCCTGAGCCTGCCGCGCGCTGTACTGCATGGTCGCGCCTTCGCCCGTGGTGTTCGCAGTTGCGATTACGATCTTGTCGTCCGCAATTTCGACTTGCCCCATCGGGAAGACCGCCACGCCGTTCGCTAGTACCGCATTCATTGAGACCAGCGCGCCCGGGTCGTTGCCGTCAATCTCGTCCATGAGGAGCACGGCTTTGCCTTCGTAGGTGGCCCATCGGTACAGCTCGGTCTCGTGGTACACGCCGTTCGCGTCAAACGACCCGAACAGTTCGTACTTGTCATCGACCGGAGTGAGGATGAACAGCTTCCATCCGAGGTCCGCGCAAATCATCTTGACCGCTGTGGTCTTGCCGAGTCCCGCGTCACCCGTGATCCAGATGCGCGTCACGCCGCCTTCGATGTACTGATGGAGGCGCTGGAACTTCGGATGCTCGATGCGACCGTTGTTCTCGATCGCTTCCTCGGCCTCGAACTCGATCGAGTCCTCGCCTTCGGCATCGACCATGGAGGGAACCTCATCCGCGGAGATCGCCGAGAACAGGAACGGGCGCTTGTTGACCGCGCCCTTCACCAGCTCCGCTTGCATCAGCGCGCGGAGCGCCTTGTGCACACGCCCCCGGCTCACACCAATTGCGATCGAGATGTCGGGAACGATGCTCGCGCTGCCCCGGCCCTGCAGGTGTGTGAGGACCGTCATCTCGACCGTGCTGAAGTGGGGGGAGTACGTGCCGTCTGCGTTCTGTCGGATGTTCTCGATGTACATGCTGCCAGCCTTTCGTTGAGTTTGTGGGTTCTTTCCCATACCTATATAGTGCCCTAGCTATATATCGTCTGCAATACCCTATTTTCCCTGGCAACTCCGGCGGTTACAACACGCCCATACGCGCGGGACGCGTGTGAGCGGGCGTACGAGGGGTCTGCTGGGGCCGTGTCGCGGGGTCCCGACGGGGTGCGGAATGCGCGCGAGCGCGCCCAAGTCACAGACATGGCAACGAAGGTGGAGATAGTCGAACGGTGGCGTGCAGCCGATGCGAAGCGGCGCCTCGGAGACGTTGCGTGAGCGACGAGCCCCTGCGGTCGCGTCTCGCACTCGGACAGTACGTCGCTTTACATGAGATACACGACTGGCTCGTGAAGGAAGGGTTCGACTTGGCGACAATGGGTGAGCTGTTGAATCGGTTGAGAGAACGCGGGATCGTAGAGGCTCATACCTACCCTGGTCTCACTCACTACCCGGACTGGCGCTTGGCCGTGCCTATCGCCTTTGCGATCCACCATGCGACCATCGTCGACGCGGAGCTACGACTCGAACATTGGAGCGGCGAATGATCAAAGGCTTCAGACTCGTCCGGCACTTCGATCCGGACTTCACGCCATGCGGTTGCGTGACGCATCTGTTCTACACGGTAGACTGCGGCGAGGTCTACGAGAAGCGCTTGACGGTGCGCGTTCACAGCAACGTGTACCTCTGCATCTTCGCGCGCGTCTGCGCGGCGTGCGGCGCTGCTTGGTCTTCCGAAGCCGAGATGTTCCGATCCGAGGTGGAGCAGAGACTCGTCAACTAGAGATCGAGGCCCACGTCGGCGACGTACTCTTTGACGTAGTTGTGAATCACGGGGTCGTCAGTGCTGAAGAGGACACACTCGGCGAACTCGTGGTAGCTCGCGACCAGTTTCGCGTACGCCTTCTGCAGTTCGTCATACGACCACTCCGCGCGTCCCTCTAGTCCGCACGTGCACGGTCCCTTGTAACGCGGACTGCCGGCCCGCCAGTATCGTCCCTCGCATCCGTCCGCATGGCGGTGCTCCTCCTGCTGTTGCGACTCGCTCATCGCTTCGCCACCCTGATGGCCCACAGACAGAAGGCGCGGAGCCCGTTCGTAACGGACATGCAGCCGCCCTTCGTGATCGGTTTGAACTCAGCCCGACCGGGGTTGTATCTGTCGTACTCTAGCTCCTGCTGTTGCGGCTCGCTCATTGCTTCCCGCGTCGACGCATCTGCCATCGCACGATGCGGCGGAGCCCGCCGTTGACCAGCTTGAGTCCGACCTTCGCAACTGTCTTGAGCATCGAGTCAGCCGGACCTGGCAAACAATCACGACTCTTCAAGACAGTGCTTCCGGCGCACGGCCTTCCGGTCGGCATCGGTCACGCGGAGCATGACATGATCGGATGGGCCCTTCGAGGCATCGGGTCTACACGGGCTCATCTTCCGACCAACGTCGTGGGCCAACCCAATGACATGGCATAGCTCGTGTGACCAGACCCAGAGGTCGACGTCGATCGTCGAGGGCGCGGGATAGTAGATGCGCCACTCCTGTTTGGTTGGCGCGTAGCAGGTGCACGCGGCGTGGCGTCTTGGGTTACACTGCCACGCGCAATTCGTTCCTGCTGGCGGTGCATCGAAGTCGACGAGCACGTCCGCGTCCTCTTCGCTGCTGAGCACGAACAGTTCGCACCCGACCTGGTCGACCCACAGATCGACCGCGGCTTTTAGCGAACGTCCGCCGACGCCGTCCACGCCAGCGACGCGAAGCGGTACGTGCGGCCAGTCGAGTGGGTCCGGCTCGAAGGTCGGTTCGACACGGCGCTCGCAAGCGAAGAGAGTGAGCAGAACGAACGCGAAGATCCCATAGCCACCGAGCGGACGCATCAGCGATTCCCAGTTCACCTTTGTGCGGTATGGGGCGAGGCGCCGCTCCAGCATTGCGCGGAACTTGGGACACTCCGCGATCTCCTTGGCGATCTCGTTGATGTTATCGGGGACCTCCAGGTTCGCGAACGCTCCCGGGCCAGGAGCTGCCGGGGTCGTCCACAGCGGTGAATCTGCGCGAGTCTTCTCGATGGTCATTATTGTCGCCTCCTCCCCGGAGCCTACCACCTACGACACCGAGCGCGCGAAGTTGTTGGCCGCTTGTCGCGCCTCGTCCATGGTCTTGATGGTCTTACGCCCGTGTTCGAGGAACGGTGTCTTGTCCGTTGCGCCGGGGAACGTTTCCTCGAAGAGCTTGTTGCCGATGGCGAAGCCGACGATCGCACGGTGGCTCCAGCCGTACCACTTCTCTTCTTCGAGACAGTAGCCAACCGAGCAGACGTTGTGACTCGGGGACGCCTTCTCCGGGGCGATGCCTTTTCGTTTGCAGAGGAAGGCCGCGTCACGCGGGTTGCCGATGTAGTCGCCGCTCGGCGTGTACGCTGAGCGCATGTCGAGCGGGATGCCACAGGTGACAATGATCTCCGTGCGGATCTCGTAGCCCCACTTCTTCCACCGGTGAACATGGACCGTCTCCCGTTCCGCGACGAGCCACTGCGCACCGCAGCGTGCGCATTGGAGCCCGACCTGGAAACCGTTACCCTTCGCAAGCGGTACGATAATCGTGCACGCCTTAAACCGTTCCGGGCACGCGGGGCACCGCAACGCTTCATGGACCTCGTGGCGTTTCCTACGCCTCTTCCTTGGTCGTGTCATGTAAACCTCCTCTGCGTGGTGGCGACATTCTGGAGTACGCCTCCGCCGCTTCTTCACACGTGGTAGAGCAGAACCTGTACCGCTTGAGACGCGCGCGCACCTCGACGGGAAGCAACTTGGGTAGCGACTCGCGGACCAAGGTGAAGTGCGTCCGCGAGACCCCGATCGAATCTTCGCCCAGCTGCGCGTCGCAGTAGTCGCACCGTTGATTCTCCTGAGTCAATTCGGCTGTACGAGCGTGGGCGCGTTGTCCCTCCACACACCGTCACCGCGGATCGTCGCGCAGCCCATCGGCTTGTCCTCATAGAGATCGAAACAGTCACCGCAGACGCAGACCCACTCGGAGGCATCCGCGGTCCCGTCCTTACGACGGAACTTGACGGGTGATTCGTTACGGAATGCGTGCCAGCACTCGGCGTCAAGGTGTCCGCAGTGCAGGACTATCGTTCCGTCGATCGGGTGGTGCGTTGTAGACATCAGGTTCGCGCATGGAAGTAGTCAGCAAGGTGCGCGCGCGATCGATTGACTTGACTGAGCAGTACGACAGACTCTCCGCGCGCACGAGTGCCGAGTCGGTCGCGCACTTGTTCTCCAGGGTCGCCTGGTCGAGGGCGCGGTCGAGTTCGTTCATGGCCTCGGTGAGTTCGAGCTTCACCGAGAGGATTGCGGTTCGTAGATCGGTGCTCATGGTCATCGCGCTCGTGCCTGTACCACACACGGGCTTCCTTCCTCTACCTTTGACTTGTGCGAGGTGTGCATTTTTCGTAGCTACATCTCATCGCCCCACGCAGTCCAGAGCGAAGAGAACTTGCGGCGCGCGAACAACTCCAAGTAGGGACCGCTGACCAGCTTCTCGATCAGCCCGAAGCACTCGCATGGCTTTCGACTGTGCTCGTTTCCTCGTGGCGCGTGGATGACGCCCGGGATGTCGCGCCGCAGCACCTTCGCCTTCCCGCGGCGACAGAGCACGAGTTGCTCGGTACAGACGCGCGTGTAGTGTCCGCCACCGATGCGCGGCTTCTTGCGGTCATTCGTTACCTTGACCCACGGGATGAGCTGCTTCGGTTCGAAACCCCATGCGCGAGCAACGCGGGTTGCGGTACCGTCGAGGACGAGCGCGTTCGGGGACCAGAGAAACAGAAACGAGTCGGCAAGGGCAACGTGCTTCACCGCCCAGCCCATCGCGCAGAGGTCTGCGACCGTCAACACTTGGTACTTCGACTGGTCTGCCAACTCTTGCCCCTCGTAGTCGGGCGAGAAGCGAGAGCCGCGGTCACGGAACGGCCATGGCGGATCCGCGAGAACCGCGCCAAACTCTTCAGGGGATGCGAGCATACTTGTGGACTTGTAGGCTCAAGCGCCATTCGGGATGGTTCGCAACAAAGTTGAGACACCGATTGAGGTTTCGTTCGTAGAGATCGCGACCGCCGGTCCGCACCTTTGAGGCGAGGTAACTCGCGTTGACCTCGTCCGTGTAGATCGGGTCCTGCGGCTGGATGTAGAGCGCGCCCCACTCGCCGCTCTCCTGGAGGTCGACGAGCCGACCGTCCGTCCAACCCTTCTCGAAGTCCACGTGCCCCGGCAGCACAACCTTCAGCTCGTCCGCACGCATCCGCTCGATCGTCGAGCCGAGCTTCGGCGAAACGCAGACGTGGTCCATGAGGTCGAGAGCGCGGTTGTCCAGCGTACCATTCGTTTCGATCGCGACGTTCCAACCGTGCCTCTGCAGCTCGTCAACGAGCGCGTGGTCGACCTGGAGCAGCGGCTCGCCGCCCGAGAGCACGCACCACTTTGCAGACGGCAGACGCTCCCCCCAGAGCCGATCGAGTTCGAGGCGAACGTCCTCGGCGGAGACCTCCTTGCCCTTGACGAAGTCGGTGTCACACCAGAGCGCGCAAGCGCCCTTCCCCTTCTCGCGGTCCTCGGGTCGTCCGTTCCACAGGTTGCAGCCTGCGAAGCGAACGAAGACCGACAGGGAACCGGCGCGCGATCCCTCGCCCTGCAACGTTGAGAAAATCTCGCGCACCCTGTAGCTCACGACGTCACCTCCGCCCAACAGTTCGGTGTCTCCCAGACGCGAACCTTCACGAGATCGATGCCGACCTGGCGCATGAGGTCGAGCGCCTGCTTGAAGAAGTAGGCCGCGATGTTCTCCGCGGTCGGAGCCCAGGGCAGAACGTAGTGCTTCAGCTCATGCGTCTGAAGGAACTCTCGAAGTGGATCGTCGGCGGTGAGGATGAAGCCGTGGTCCCAATGCTCATCGAGCCAGCCACCGAGGATACGCTTGACCTCGCCGAAGTCGATGATCCGGCCGACCTCGTCGAGCTGCTCTGCGGAGACGGTCACGTCGAACACGAAGCGGTGGCCGTGCACGTGTCGACACTTGCCCGTGTGTTTGAGCAGGCGATGCCCCGCATCGATCTCAAGCCGGCGTGTGATCTGTATCGCCATCGTCGGTCTCCTCTGCCTGCCGCGCCTCCACGGTCTCCGCTGCAACGCGCAGCGCTTTGAGCAACGCAGCCGACCGCTTCTTGAACTCGTCGGCGCCGAACCGCAACAGGATGGCTTCGACCTCGTCGGCCGCTTCCTCGGGCAGGCGGTAGGTCAGGACGCGTTCGCCCGATGATATCTTCTCGAAGGGCTCGACTTCCCCGAGGTCCGGCTGGATGGAGAGGTCGAGTAGATCATTGATCTCCGCGAAGTCGAAACCCGCGACCGACACTTCGAGGTCTTCGTCCGCGATGTTCAGGTCAACACCGTCGAGGATCTCTTGGACGACGATGGGTAACTTTTCGTAGTCCCAAGAACCCTGCACCTTATTGAGAGTCAGGTTCAGGATCTTCACTTCGCGATCGTCGAGGCCGTCGACGTAGACCACAGGGACGCCGCCGGGCAACACGTTCTCTCCGTGCTCCGCGACCAGTGCGTCGTACGCTGCGAGGCGCTGGTGGCCACCAATGACGAGGCCGTCCTCCTTGCGGACGACGACCGGCTGGACAAACCCGTAGGTCACGAGCGACTCGCACAGCTCCGACAACATCTTCTTGCTGATGGTGCGCGGGTTGTAGTCCGCGAGGTGCAGGTCCGCGCGGGAGACCGAGTCGGTATCGAACGTTCTGATCTGCGTCATGCGATAGCCTTCGCCTTCTGTTCGCGCTTCGTCAACCACTCTTCAAGTAGCAGCCAACTCTTGATCGACAGCGCTGCGATCTGGACACGGGTCGCCTTGCGGTACAAGAGCTGCTTGGGCTGCACGCCGTAGACCTCTTGCAGCAGCTCACGGTTTTCAATGAGAGGTTGCAGCTCCGTCATCTTGAACGAGACGGTCGTGCCGCGACGCGGGTCGAAGAGGGGGATGTTCCCGAAGCGCAATGGCCGTGCCCATGACGACGAGTCGACGGAGTACCACGGGTACGCCTTGAGCAGGGGGAAGTCGGTGATGCCGAAGCCGTGGATTTTGGTCCCGTGCTCCTGGGCAATCTTGAAGACGCGATCGAAGTGCCACTGTTTCGAGCGACGCTTCCTGCTAGCACCCTCGCCCAGCACCGAGCCCGTACCACCACAACAGACGAGGTCGAATCGCTCGCACAGACCTTCGAGCACCGACTCGTCCTCGCCCATATGGTAGACCGGCAGAGGTGCGAGCCCTTCCGACTCAAGGTACCGCTGGTTCTGATCCGTCAACTTGCTGCTCTGGATGTTGTCGAGGTTCGCGTAGATCGCGACCTTGCTACGCCACCGCTTCAAGAAGTTGATGTAATCGCCGATCGCGATGCTCGTACCCGATGTCCACGCGGAGTACGCACCCGAGTCGACGAAGATGTCGCACCCGTGCCTCGCGTAATACTCGACACCCGCGTAGTTCGGTGACTTGGACTTGTGGAACGACCGGTAGAAGTAGAAGTAGCTGATCAGGATGCGCGGCGGGCAGGGAATGGGCTTCACGTACGGGCTCATCACCAGATAGATTTTCACCACCAACCCTCGAATCGCGTGAGCTGACCCATGCCTTCCAACGTCTTGCGCATGTCGAGGCAGTGAAAGCACTTCTGACACGGGCGCTCGCCCGCCTCGTAACAGTTCCAGAGCTTGATGAGCGCGATGCCCTCGTCGATCAACGCTTCGAGGACCTGGGCTTTCGTCAGCGGTTGGCCGTCGAGAATGAGCGACTGCTCGTACCTGATCTCGTGCCCCGCCTCAGCCGCGAGAGAAACGAGCGCACCCATCCCTTCGTAGAACTCCGTGGTACAATCGTACCAGCAGTAGGGATCGTCGGGCCGGTACTCCGTGGTCTTGCTACCGACCACAACCACGTTCGCTCCGTGGGCCTGGGCGAAGTTTGCCGAGAGGGTACCGAGCACGAGGTTGCGAACGGGGATGTATGGGCTGTCGCTCTGGTCAGGGAGCGCCTGACTGAGCGTGCATTTCAAGCGGGTCAGTCCGCGCCACGACGGGTAGCGCGTGAACCACTCCGCGAGGTACTCCGCACTCGCACGCTCCTGCTCGGCGTAGACCTGTCCGTAGTTCGTGAAGACGCCGAACACGGAATCGTACTTCCGAAGGGCGAGCAGCGTGGACAACGCGCTGTCGTACCCACCCGACAATTCGCAGACGGCCGTTGTCATCGTTGCAGCTCCCTCCGCAGCTCGTCGTAGTCATCGTCCTCTCCCGACCAGAGGAAGACCTGCCAACAGTTCTTGCCGGGGTACAATCCGAACCTCTGCACAACTTCGGCGCGCACGACATCCGCAATCGTGAACACGGGTCCTTTCCCTATGTTGTGCTCCGGCGGAACGACCTCAGCGAGCAGCGACCTGCGACGGTCGATCTGTGCCACAAGTACGTCGCGATCGAACTCGCTCAGCGTGGTCAGCAGGTCGTACAAGAGGGGGATTGCCGGAGTGTGTGGCGGCTGACCGAGAGCCTGGTACGCACGATAGCGTGCGAGGTTGAGATAGGAGTACGCCTCGGACTCCTTGAGCAAGTGCTGCCACGCGCGCTCGGCAACGACTACGATGCCGATGACCGGGAGGGCACCAAGCTGCTTGCTGCTCACGGTCGTCCAGATATCCCACGACGGATCGGGTAGGTAGTACGGGAACGCGGAGACCATGTCCACGAAGGTGAACTGTGCACTCGGCGGCCCCGACATCTTCAGCGACGCGCTGGTCTCGTAGCCGACCCAAGCGTGGCGACCTGCGACCCGGTCGTCGAGGTTGTCGTGGGCGCGCAGGTACCGCTGAAGCCGAGAGCCGAACTCGTACTGCACGCCACTCACGTACAGCGGCACGGTGAGGCTTGCCGCGACCGCCTCGTTCGCAAGCGACCCACTCCCGGTCAGGAACAGTACCGAAGAGGATGGACGTACATTGAACTTCTCGCGGAACGTCTCTTCAAGCGAGTACAGCAACCCCGCGTACTCCGGCGACCGGTGGTGGAACGATTGAGCGGACCCCGAGTGAGACCGCGCGTTTGGTCCAAGGTTCGTCATAGGCTCGCGAGTCGCAGGAACTCCTGCCGCACCATGGGGTCGTCCTTGAAGACGCCGCCCAAAGCAGTTGTCGTCATTGTCGAACGATGCTTCCCGACGCCGCGCGCTGCCATACAGAGATGCTGCGCGGAGACGGTGACGCCCCACCCCTTCGGTTCGAGGTGGACGTGCAGCGCATCGGCAATCTGTTTGGTCATTCGCTCCTGGATCTGGAGCCGACGTGCGTAGCATTCAACGAGTCGAGCGAGCTTCGAGATACCGACGACACGCTCGCCGGGCAAGTAGACCACCGTCGCGGTCCCGTGGAACGGCAGCAGGTGGTGTTCACAGTTGTGCGCCAAGTGACCTGCGATGAGGAATGTTGGGTGGGGCTCGCAAACAAAACTATAAACGGTGTACGGTTTTTGTGGCTCGGGCAGACACCGTACTGCCCGAACATCTACCCAACGACTCTCGACCAAGTCCGTGCGGTGACACTCCTGCTCAAAGCCGTGTCGGCCGTACCACCCGCGTTGCCACCATCGATCGCTAATGTACAGTTGGGAAGCGCCCTTTTGTGCGGTGAATCTTGCTTCGATTACCTTCGCAAATTCTGCAAGGAAGTCAGCATTGCCGCTAACGACGAGCGAGCCAGGCTGATCCTTCCGTGGGAAACCATCTCCGTCGATGTAGCCGTCGATGAAACCTTGCATCGTGCCGAACGATGACAACACGACGCGGGGAAAGTTTTGACGCATATGATGGGCATCACCGCCGAGCCACAACCTGAATAGGTCAGCAAGGTAGCTCGACACAACCCTCACCCGGAAGCCTGGAGTATCACGACCAGTGAAACCCGAGGGTCGAGACACTGCTTCGACTTCGGCCTCAATGCCAAACGCCTGCTCCAAGGTTGTTGCGTACTTCGATGCAAAGTTCTCGTCGTTCACTACAAGCGAAAGACTACGTTCCCCGACAGAGCCATCCGAACACGTTGCTCCAATCGTGTACCCCAAAGCGTAACCGACCTCGGGTGGATAGCGACGCCTGCAAAGGCTTCGGGGTGGCGTCCACTCAATCTTTCGTCCTGCTAGATCCTTAGCCTCGCACCACCCATCAGGAGTCGCGAGCGGGTGGTCTGGCGTGACACGAAAACTACTAGCTTCAGTTTCGACCTCGACAATCTCGCGTGTCTTGCGCGATGTAACTGATGCGACCTTCGTTTCAACGCACCTGCCTTCCCGAAGGGTCCAAAACCTATCACCAACTTCAACCTGTGAGGCGCGCTTGGCGCCACCTACGACATTGATTAGTTGCCGTGATGGAACACACAGTGAGTAGAAGTCGATCTCCTGCAACGCGATCATCTCGTCGTAACCCTCGGAGGAGAAGTCGCGTCCGAGAATCTTCTTCGGGTCCTGCTTGTACCCGGCGAGCAGCTCTTCATAAGCCCGAGCGACGCGCTCGGGCGTTCTTTGCAGGCCCTCGCGTTTCGGGTCTTCGCCGACTGCTACGAGCAGCCGGTGGACCGACGCGGCGGCTGCTTCCCGGTCGACCATGCGAGTGACACTAGCACAGGTAGCAGACATAAGGAATCTAACTCAGAGCTGGATCCGAGTCGCTCCAGCGAGTCGATCGGCGAGGTCTTCGTTGTGAGAGATGACCACGACGGCGCGGGCACTGGCGAGTTCATCGAGTGCTTCGACGACCGCGCCGACACCTGCCGTATCGAGTGAGTCCAGAACTTCGTCAAAAAACAGCGTGCCCCGCTTCTGACCGTGGGCCGCGCCCGCGATCTCCGCGAGGGCGAACAGGAGCGCGACGTCGATCCGCCGACGCTCCCCACCCGACGCGCCTTGGTATCCGTACCCGCCGCCGGCTCCTGTGACCTCAAGACTGATCGAGTCCCGAACGCCACCCGACTTCTTCTCACCGTAAGGCTTGAGCGAGAGTTGGAGTCCCGAGCCCGCGATGCGAGCCAGCCATCCGTTCGCGACCGCTTCGATTCCCGACAGCGCCTCGCCGAGCACGTGCGACCGGACGCCTTTCAGACCGAGGACACGCTCGCACGCCTCCAGCTCTGCGGCCTCCGCTGCGAAGGTAGCAGCGGTCACGGTCGCTGCGTTCAGCGCCTCCTCGGCTTCGGTCAGCGTGGTCTCCGCTTTCCTCAACCCGCGCTCCGCGCTCGCACGGTTCGCGCTCTTTGTCTTCGCGACCGCGAGCGACCTGGAGAGTTCCTCACGCCGACCGCGGGTCGTTTCAAGTTCGCCGCGCAGCTCGTCGAGGTTCTCGCGCATCGTGACGAGCTTGTCTTCGACTGCCGCTCGCGACTCTGTGGCGTTCTCACGTAGCACCGTGACCTTCCCGCGCACCGTCACGCGGTCTTGGTCGGTGACGGGACGCAGGCACGTCGGACACTCCGCCCCGAGCTTCGCAAACGCGCGCTCGTAGACCGATGCCTGCGCGTCTGCTTCGTCGCCAACGCGCTCGCACTCCGCGAGGTGTTTGTTGCAAGCCCTGATCTCTTCGGTGCACTTGATGCCCGCCTTGCGCAGACGCGCGATCTTCGATTCGAGTTCGGTAGCATTGACGACCTCCGCGACATCCGCGAGGGTCTCCCGTGCCTGCAGCACAGCTTGCTCGATCTGGTATCGACGCTCTTCGAGGACGGCAAGCTCCCGCTGCTTCGCGTCGGACCCCTTGGTCGCGGTACGAAAGTCGGTGCGGCAGTAGCCCAGCGCTTCGTCGAACTGTTCGAGGCCGAGGATCGATTCGAGGAGACGCTTGCGTTCGCCGTCCGTCGCGAGCGTGAAGTGTGCGACGTCCTGCGACGAGAAGACCTGAGTCCGTTGCCAGACCTTGAACGCGCCAACGATCGGGTCGAGCGCCTCCTGCGCCTTGGTCATCGTGTCAAACTTCTCGTGGAATTCGCCGTCGGGCAACGAGAACGCGAGCTGCGTCTTCCTGCCCTTACGTGTGCGCAACACCTCCACGATGTCCGTCGCGACGCTGACCTCGCCCGCCTCGTCACGCCATGGCAACGTACCGCGCAGCGTCTTACCCCAGAGGCAGGTGGCGACGGCCTCGATGAGAGACGACTTCCCTGAGCCGTTCGGACCGGTCACAAGGACAACGCCCGCAGACGGGAGCGTGAACGTCCGGTCGTCGTGGACCATGAAGTTCTTGAGTCGGATCTCTCTAACGTCCAAGGTATAACCTGTGCAATGTCCTATGTAACGCCAGAACCATTTGAGGCGTGAACCGATCGTGTGGTCCTGACTCGAACTTCGCGGGTCGCAGAGGTCCCCTTACTTCGGAGCGCCTCTCGCCGCACGGCCCTACCGGCCGCTAGGATGTTGAGCGCCGCGTTCTCATCACGGTCCACCACAAGTCCGCACGGACAACGATGGACGCGAACGGCGAGGCTCTTGCGGACCTCATCGCCACACGCGCTACAAGTTTGCGATGTCCCGGCAGGGTTCACTTCCACGACCACGCGCGCAGCTTCTTCCGCTTTCGTACGTAACCATCCGAGGAAACTTCCCCAACCAACATCATAGACAGATTTCGACAGCCTCGATCGGGCGAGACCTTTGATGTTCAGAGCTTCGACACAGATCAGATCATTCGTAGCAACGAGTGCGCGAGCTACTTGGATATGGTGCTCGCGGCGCGTATTGCAAAGTTGACCGTGACGTCGCGCGAGTCGCTGCGCGGCCTTCCGACGGTTGCGACCACCCCGCCTTTTCTTTGATACCCGGCGCTGCGCTCGGCTTACCGCGTTCTCCGCTCGACGTAGAACACGCGGGTTCTCGAACACTTCGCCATCGCTCGTGACCGCAAACGACCTGAGTCCAAGATCAACACCAACCTCGTGACCAGCGGGTGCTAGCGGTTTCGTTGGAACGTCAACGCACTGAATCGAGGCATACCAGCGTCCGTTGTCGAGCGTGAGCCGCATCGTCTTTGGCGCACCTTCCATTGGGCGATGAATATCGATCTTGACTTTTCCGAGCATCGGAATAGCGAGCCGACGCCGATCAGTGTCGAGCGGATTACGTTTCCTAAGATCGTCGATGCTGATCGTGTTGAACCGATGCGCACCCTTGAAACGTGGGAAGCCAGGCTTTTCCCCAACCTTCACGCGATTGAAGAAGGCACCAAAGGCACCGTTAAGACGCCGCAGCGCACCGCGCAATACTACGACAGGTACCCGACGAAACTCGGGACGCGCGTCTCGGACCTCCGCAAGCGCGCGCGATTGGTCGTACATCGAGACAGATACCCCACACTTCTTCCAGGCGTCTCGACGCTCCTGGAGCGCGGCATTGTAGAGTTCGCGCGTCATCGCAAGCCACGCCATGAGAGCGCGGGCCTGCCTCCGCGTCGGCTTGAGCCGGTAGCGGTACGATCGGTTCACGGCAGATATCATAGCGTAAATTCAATCGGTATTCAAGTATAACCTACACCGTTGGAGTACACGGTCGCGCTCGACACCTTCATCGAGCGGCATCTCTCCGACGAAACCCGTGAGCGCGTCGAGCAGTGTCTCAGCACTGCGCGCAACGGTCGCCGCGGTTCGTGCCGCAGCTTCGGCCTCGCTCGTGTCGGGCAGCACCGTGAAGCCTGCGAACAACACGCCCTCGGGATCGGCAGCGCGGAAGTGTCCGGCCTGATTGCCCACCTTGTCCGCCGGCACCTTCGCTCGCGCATAGATCCGACACCCCGCTTCTGCCGCATCACGATAGGTCTGAAGATTCCACGGCTGACCTGGTGGCGGGACGTCGATGAATCGCGGACCCGGAACCTCGACGTGCTTGGTCTCCAACGTGTCGGTGTCCCAGACGACGATGCCGTGACCCGCCAAGCCAAGGTCACCGAACCCTGTCGGCGCGAGCGCTCCGCACTGAACGATGCGCGGCTTCGACCATTTCTTATGCCAGTGCCAGTTACCCGCGAACACCGCGTCGATCTCGAACCGCCGCATCAAGTCACGGAGCAACGAGAGAGGGATGCAATCGTTCGAGCCTTTCGCCCAATGCGGCATCGCGTCGTCTTCGTAAAGGCCGAGGTGAAGGACGAGCGCGCGACGAGAGGAGGCTGGTCTTCCCGTACGCACCCGACCCTTCACCTCGGCAACATCTTCTTCGATCCAGTCTTCCGCGGGCCCCGGTCGGAACGGTACCGCAAAGATGTCGACGTTGTGCTCGTCGTATCCGACTAGGGCTGGTCGGTCGATGACGCGGACCGCGCTCGCGGTCAAGGGACCGCACGCATTGTCGCCAACGTCGTAGGATTGTTGGTCGTGGTTCCCGACGATCACGTAGGACCGCATCTGCGAGAGAGCGTGTTGCACACGAACGATCATCTGCGGCGACGGCTTCGTCGAGTCGAACAGATCACCGGCCACGTAGAACGCCTCGCAGCCGAGACGTTTCGCGCGGTCCACTGCGCGGTCGAGCGCATCGCATACGGCGCGGCAGCGCGCGTTCAGTCCGACTTCCATCGCGCCACCGAACTTGTGGAAATTTCCAATATGAACATCACTGCAAAAAGCGATGCGCATCAGGTGAGCCTCCAACCCTTCGGCAGCAGCCAGATGTAACGTTGCCACCAACCCGTCATCGGAACGATCGGGCCGATGACATTCCAGCTCCCATGCCGCCAGCGCCCATCGACGCCTGGCAGGGAGAAACCTCCAGTCGTCACTGACTCACAGGTGCGCTGAAGCCGAACGAACAACCACTGGACCAACAAGAAGTTGAGCCAACCGAACCAGGTATGCGGTCCACGATCTCTCAACACTCGCAACAGCGCACTCACGGGTCCACCGTCCGCGTTGTTGCGAGGTGCCGATCCCTGTCAGCGCGTATGTTGTCGCATGCTTGGCACTCGCCCCGACGATGGAGCCGCGGACGGTACCGTGGTGACCTAGCCGGCGGTTGGCCCGGCGGCGGTCGAGGGATCGGACTCACGTTGGACACGCCGCGTCCTGACAGCGTGTGCGCTTCGGGGAGCTGCCTACAGGAGACGCAGCGCGACCGACTCATCCGGCGATAGGCGATCCAGTACCAGCCGGCGAGCCCGAACGCCTCCAGCATGCTCAGCGTGGGGATTACCCAGGTCACGACGGTGAACATCGCAGCGATGATCGACGCAAGTATCCCGAACAGCCGTAGCAGAAACAGCGGCTTGCTGCGCGCGTTCAGCCAGCACTCATCGTACCAGCCGATCTCCGTCGCCTTCGTCTCCGGCTCCTTGCGGTGGCCATGGTCGACGTTGCGATCCCGACAGGTCTTGTCTTCGCAGACCGGATGCACCACGACGCCGTAGACGGTCCTCATTGGTCACCCCGCGTTGTAGTCATAGTGTGGAGCCGCCTATCGGTCTCGCACCGACATTCCGGGCTAGCTGTCCTGGTCGAGAGAGTCCCGGGTCCCTGGCGGATTCTACCGCCTTCGCCATCCCCATTGTCTGAGGTGCTGCGGCTCCACGAACTCTTACAAGTCATCGATCACCCCGCGTCGTAGCCTCGAACATAGGTACCGCACTCCCTGCAGTAGACATCGCCATCCCTACTAATCTGGCTGAAGTTCCGAACCTCGTGCGCCACGCCGGGCGGAGAGCCACACTTCGGACAGTGGACGTGGGGTCCGAAGCCTCTGATGTAGTCGTTGCACTCGTCGCACCAGTCCATGGACACCAGGCGGCGTCGCGCATCCTGCGCAAGTTCATCCTTCGGGTCGTTCATCATTCTTCGGGCACTGATGCTTCCTCGCACCCTTACACTGATCGCAGACGAGTTGCCCGCATCCTTCGCACTTGTTTGCATAATCGCCGAACTTGAAGGTCTTGCCACAGTCACCGCAGACCGGGAGACGTTCTAGCTTCGGTTGATACTTGAGCGCGCCGCGCAGTTCTTCGCGCTCGCGATTCCGTTTCAGCTTTGGTCGATCGCGATTCCGTCTCACGTGTCGCCCTCGTCGAGCTTGTACGCCATAGCCATCCCTATCGCAGTAACCAATCCACGGCCAGGTCCTCAACACACGTTGTCGTTGAATCGTTCAGCGTTAGATAAGCGGAACAATAATCACCTCTTCAAATCCGTTGTGCTTTAGTTCTCGTGCGACCGGGTACGAGAGATCTCCACAGCCCCTCCATCGCCCAGGGTCACTCCTCTTCTTCTTGACGACCCAACTGCCTTCGTGGACGGCGCCGTAGGGACCGTGGTCCAAAATAACCGTGGTCACGGCTAGCCGCGTTCGTATGTTTATAACAACCACACGTGTTCCACACTTCAGTGTCCGATGGGCAATACCATGATCGTCCACCCGAACGCGCCGCATCGGCCGCAGGCACGGCGATTTGCCGCCGCGGTGCTTATCTGACACACCGCCAAAATTGCTCGCAATACAACGCTCCGGTTCGGTGCCACTAAGTACACTTAGGAACGCCAAAATCCAACTAAGCATCGACCTTGATCCCTGCCCGCCGACGACGCTGCGATTCACGTGCGATGCGTCGTCTGCATTCACGACACTCTCTTCGTCCAACCTTGTAAACAACGAGATTGTCGCCAGCGTAAGGATGTCCTTTGGGACAATGCGTTTTGGCCAACTGGCGCGCAGCAGTGAGTCGCGGACTATTTCCTCGTATCGTGTTTTCGCGCGGCGTCACGGGTTCGAGATGCCACGGACTCACGCAGTGTCGGGCGCACGACGCGTGGCGTGGTCCCTGATTCATTCGATAATGATCGAGGTGGTGGTTCTCTGGGATCTGACCACGGTACAATTCGTACGCTACGCGTTGGGCGCGTCGATTCTGTCCATGCAACCAGAAGAGACTGTAACCCTCGGCGTCAAATGTTCCGTTCCAAAACCAACATCCACTCGTCAGGTCTACAATAAACTTCGACTTGAAACGCTCGACCCAATCCATCAAACACCCCTATCGAATAGCGAGCCCTGCGACTTCGGCCCCAGTTCGGCGATCATGCGACATCCTCGACAACCTGCGCGACCGTGAACAACCCGGTCCGCGTGTGCACAAGCACGACCATCGAGCCGAAACGTCGCGATCGTTGACAGGACGTTTCAAGTAGAGCGCGTCGCCGCCGGCCCACTTGTCGCCCGGCGTTCCGAAGAACGTTGAGTTGCAGGTCTCGGGCGGACCGAGAAAGAACGCGAAGAGAACAGCTATGAGATCCGACATGCACCGGAGACTAACCTACTCGTCGTCATCCTCGTCTGCGAACCCCAAATCCGCTGCAAGGTCGCGGGCCTTCCCGCGATCCCATCCGATCTCCTTGAGGCGCGTTCGCGCAGCCTCGGCATCGCGCGACTTCTTCGCAACGAGCTTCCAGTCCTTCGCGAGGTTCAGCGTGGACCAGTCGTTGTCAAATCCCTCGTCGTACATCAGGCGAAGCCGCGCCTTACGGAACGGAGTCGCGAAGCGGTTCTTCTTGCCGAAGACCAGGAGGTCCTTGCCGACGTGCTCGTCCCTCTTCTTGACCGCCTTGCCACCCATGAGCTGCAGCCGGATCGATGCGTGGAACTTGAGAGCGTTCCCGCCCGGCGTGGTCGTGTCGTCGCCGAACACGACGCCGCGCTTGTGTCGCGTCTGGTTGACGATGAGTAGAATCGCGCAGGCGCGTGCCGCCTTCTGCGTGAGGATGCGCAGCGACCGGGACATGAGCAGCGCGCGGTTGTCCTGCGCGGCTTTGTTCATGACGCCCTGGTCGATCTCCAACTTCGTAGGCGTCGCGGCGAGCGAGTCCCAGGCGATGAGGTACGGACCCTCCTTTGGCTTCACCGTGTCGAGGGTCAGCTCCAACTGCTGCAACGCCTGCTCCATGTAGTCGGGCTGGAACAACCCGAGCTGTTCGGGGTCGACGCCGAACGTCACCGCGCGTTCCTCGGTGAACCCGTTCTCGGTCTCCGAGAGGATCGTAGTCGCGCCCGCGCGCTGCGCCGCCGCAAGCATCGCGAGGCATAGGCTGGAGTTGTGCGTGACGATGAAGTCGTCGGTCACGTACAGGCCATCAGGACGCGCTACCCTGATACAGACACAACCTGTCTCGCGACTCTTCTCGACTTTAGCGATCGAGCGGTAGGCCGGTTGTTCTCGTTCGCGCCAGCGAGCGAGGTGCTTGCTTGATGAAACAGGTACGACACCGTTCCCGAACCGGATGAGCAGTATGTAGGCGGGGCGACCTTTCTTCTTGCGTCCCTTGTGTCGGTATGTTGGTATCTTCGTTCTCACACGAACGATCCCGCCGAGCGACCGCGCAACGAACGCTACATCATCCGCGAGCCGTTCGGAAGCGGTGCGGTATTCGAGGAGCGTGCCGCATTTGTTCACGTGACCGTCGGTGTCGGCGAGGCCCCTCAAGAGTTCGAGTCTGTCGTCAACACTAGCGAACTGATACATACGGGGAATGAACTTTTCCCACGAGCGTGCGCCGCGGAGACCTAGCTCCGCGATGGCGTCCGATAAAGCAGTGGGCGTATGGTACTTCCATTCGCGTCGCACGATCCGTACACCACAACCGTCCAACAGGGGATGCGCACAGTCGCCATCCGGCAACAATGAAACCGCGCGACGTAATACATCGTCTTCGGGGTTATGGAGATGAACTGAGCGTTTGGTCAACCCGCCGTCGCCAAGCAGAGTCCCTAGCAAATAGGGATGCACAGGCAATGAACCCAAACCCGAGAACTCGACCGGGGCTAGCTCCGGCAAGTGGTGCTTGTATGCTTGCCACTGCCCGTGGTTCTCGAATAGCCCACTGTCGATTATCTCACCAAGCGATCGTACGCGACCACCCGTCCCTCGTGAAACGTCGTTCGAGCCCGAGGTAAGCCAGAGGTGTTCGAGACACGACTCGGTCGAAGTGCCGTCGGTCAACGTCACGCGATAGACATCCTTGCGACCTTGGGGGTAAACACCCGTGACCTTCGTGGATGCCCCATTCCGCCCAATTACCACGTCGCCAACATGGAGTGTCCCGATCGGCTTGAAGCCGGTTGGGGTCAAGACTTCCGCATCAACTGGCTGCGCTTTCCCAACTCCTTCCTCGGAGAACAACTCGACGACGCGGCCGACGGGGAGCCCGCCGCAGTTGCCAACGTAGTTATCGAACACCTCGATGCCCGTGGGGATCGATTGAACGACCTCGCCGCGGAAGCCGTCCGACAACCGAATCGCGCTCGACTTGCCGAACTCCTTCCGAACGGCGGTGAGGATCTTCCCCAACGCGTTCGCTTGTTTGCTCATACCGCTCCCTGGTGAACCGAGCGGCGGTCGGTCAACACCAACTCAAGAAACGACCGCCGCTCGATCTCGCTACCACTTGATATTGTCTTCGCCCTCGGCGGGCTCGGACTCAACGTCGATGAAGTCGTCGCTGGTCGCACCCTCGGGTTCCGGTGCTGAGGACGACTCTTCCGAAGCGGGCGCGCCGATCATCTCGCGGATCTCCGCGTCGGTGTGCTGCTTGGAATATCGGTCGAGGTCGTGCTGCTGCTCGACCCACTCCAGGTTCCCGAGCGGAGAGGACTTGCGCGCGGGGATGACTGTGTACTTCGTGTCGTTCTTGCTCGTGCCCACGCGATCGATCACGATATCGAACCCCTCGTCCGGGTGCGTATAGTTGCCGCCGATGTCTTCGTTCTTGCGAATCTTGACGAGCGGCTCGTGGATCGTCTTGCCCATCTCCAAGATGATGGGACCCTTCTCCTGGTTGCTTCGGTCGATGACGTTGGCGTAGACGCGGCGCTTCGGGAACAGCTCGTAGCCGCGTTCCTTGTCCGCCGAGTTGCCGCTGCGGTACAGCTCGTTCGCCTTCGCGCAAACGATGCAGTGGCCCGACGGCTTGAGGTAGCGCGGGCACGCGAACTTCACCGGCGATGGCATACCAGGCAGCTTGAGGAAGTGCTGCTGCACAATCTTGAACGGGCTCGTCTTTCCGACGGGCGGTGGCAGGAAGCGTACGACGTTGCGTCCGACCGAGAGCTTCAGGTAGTCGACGCTACTGCTCTCGTCGATCTGCTTCTGCTCTTCCTCGGCCGACTCGACCGTGTACTCCCCGTACTTTTGTAGGTTGCTCATTGTGTTTCTCCTTGCTGTGTAACTGCGTTTCTTCGTTCCTACTCCTGAGTGCGGCCAGCCCGATAGTCGCTGTGCTGTTCGCGCACGGCGGGGTCGCCGCTCATCTCAGCGCGCAACTTCGCGCCGAGCGATTGAAGCATATCCTTCTTCGTGATCATAGCTTCGCAGACACCGCGCAGCCGAACCCTCTCAGCCTCGGCTGTCACGAGTTTCGTCCGCGCTTCGTAGTAGCGATCGTCGCTCTCGACCGACGCCTTGATCATGGCCTCGGTCGGCTTCCGTTCCAACGTCAGCAGGATCTCCCTGTGCTCCAGGTAGAGCTGCGCTCCCATCCTGTCACAGTCGAGCTTCTCGATCAGGAAGCTCCGATTCGCTTCGGCGAATCGCGCGTTCCAATACGCCAGCTCCGCAGGTGTGCGCTTGAACGCGTCATCGAGTAGCAGCTCGTCGATGGTGATGCACTGCATCAGGTACTCATCGATAGAGACGTCGTTCGGGAAGAGGGGTTCGCTCATCGGGTTCCTCGCTGGTGTGTCGGCACGGTTATGACTTGTGCGCTTCGTCTGGAATTCTCAACGGGTCGTACTCAGTCGTATGGTCTTCCGGGGACCACGTTGCTGTCGTGCCATTGGCAAAGAGAAGGCCGACTCGCTCGCGCGAACGCTTCGACTTCGACAACCGCCGCGCGGCATCGTACGCGAGTCTACAGTTGTCGCTACAGCAAAGTCCCGCTCCGGTTGCCACGACTTGCGGAGCGCGCCAGCGCAAGCCGCAGATCGGGCACGGTCGCTTCTGCCGACGACGCGTCGGCTTACGCGAATGTTGGGAGCGGTTTCTCAATGTCCCACTTCTCCAAGCTGCCCCACGACCGGCCGACCTCGGTGTCGACAATGATCGGAACGCCTGGCAAGTCCCACGATTCCATAATGCCTTTGACTTGCTTCGCGGTTTCCACGATCACGTCCTCGCGCACTTCGAGCACGAGTTGATCGTGGATGGGGATGACGACCTTCGCGGGTACGCAGTCTGCCTCGATCCAGTTGACGACTTCGATGAGCGACGCCGTGTTGAACTCGTTGGCAGTGCCCTGGACTGGAGAGTTATACGCGCCGTTCTCTGCGGTGTTGCGTTCCCTCCCATCAACGCTCGCGATCTTGTGGAGCGGTCGACGGCGCGCGCGCTCACCTTGCCACCACGTCCAACAGACGCCCGTGGTTCGCGCCTCAAGGATGCGCGCACGAATGTACGCGGACATGTCGCTGAAGTTTCCGAGGATGGCTGCGCGCACCGCACGTGCTTCATCAATCGAGATTCCCAGGTCGCGCGCGATCCGCTCGTCGCCCATCCCGTAGATGAGGGCAAAGTTGAAGCTCTGCCCGGTGATGACCGGTACCCCACCGTCACGGACCAAGACAAACGATGAAGGCACGGAGAGGCACGCGACTTCGCCCGTGTACGGCACTTCCGTGGTTTCGAGGTTGCCTCCCCGGGTCCTGTGATGGTCCTTGATCGAGAGCCGCCAGCACGGACCGTTCCTGGCACGCCTCGTCTTCCGACCAACCGTCGCCGCGATGGCCTGCAAGACGTCGACGCTTTGTACGTCGTAGCTAAAGTACAACCTCATGCGCCAGTCCGTGCGGTCGTGCCCGTCCCAGTACGGAGCCTCATCGAGCACTGCAAGACGCAACTCCGGCACCAGCAACAACCACGACCAGGGGAAGGACTTGTCGTCAAGGAGAGCCCTGACCTTACAAGTCAGGCCCGGGAGGAGCCCGATGTCATGACGACGTCCCGCGACACGATGCGTGAACTCCCCCGGCTTCAGCATCCCGATGAGTCTGTCAACCTTGCGCTGCTTCGTGAAACCGAACCTGACGCGGTTACCGGAATAGGAACCGTCCGCTTGCACCGCGACCGCGAGACGCAGTAGGCGCTCGTCGACTTCTTCGGTACCATCAAGGAGGCCGGCGTTCGCCCAGTAGTATGTCTTATGTAGATCGGCGGGTCGCACGACGCTGTACGCCCCTCCGCGCGACATAGTCAGCATCCGGTGGTCGGGCGTGACCCGCAGGTCGATGCCCTCGTTCCGTAGGTGCACCAAGTGATCGAACTCATTCTTCTTCGTGAAAACCTCTAACGGCGTGACCCATGATAACCTCACCGTGCCGTCGGGATTCGGCGCGGCCTCGGCCACCTCTTCTCCCGTGACCAACTCGGGGATCCGCACCCACCCCCGCCTGGTCAGGACTTCGGTGTCGGGATGGAAGCACTTTGCGATGCGGCGTTCGCGGTCCGTGACGTCCTCGGGATCGATATGCCAAAGCATCGGAGCGATATGGCGCGCCGTGCGCAGGTGGTAGTCATCACCCGAGCGGAAAATCTCGCGCATCTTCTCGTCGCCCGACAGGGACGCGAGTACGCGTAGTTCGATTTGTG